CTGTTATTGTATACAAACTTCATAGGGGGTAGCCTCTTCCCTATGGGAAGGATCTTATAGGGAAAATCTTTTCAAATTTTTTTCTTTTATTGTTGTAAATTATTTGTTATTATAAGCCAATCTTTATACCCAGTTTCTCAAGAAGGAGTAATCTTGAAAAAGCCCAAAAAAAAGAGTAAAACTCCTAAGAGTAAGAAGAGTACTACGACAGCTCTTGTTACAGGATCGGAAAAAGATTACCTTTTAAAACAGCAATGTTTAAGGTTTCTTGTGGATAAGCGGATGACTATTGCGAATGTTGCACTTATCCTAAAGACGACTCCTGTGACAATAAAAAGTTTTTTGGCAGATGATGACTTTCGCGAAGAATTGGAAGCTCGTATGGATTTTATACATGGGCTTGACAAGGATGTGCGAGTCGATAACATGAAAATTACTCTTTTTCATCTTCAGGAGGAGATGAGGAGGAGAGAAGCAAAAGGTGAATTAAAGGATTCAACAAATCGAGACATCCATAAAATGATCATGGATACTCAGAAAGAGCTTAGGCTCGATACTCCCGGCGAAGTTACAAGCAAGGTGGGAGTGGCTGATCTTGGAAAGTTACAAGATCGTTTTAATAGATCTCTCTCTGGAAAGCTTCACAGAATGGGGAAGACCGCGAAAATGAGAAAGAAAAAACTGAAGAAGATTTCCAGAGGATCTGTTAGTAAGGAAGAGTATGCAGAAGACCAAAGTAACGTTGGATGATCTTGGAGACCTGTTAGAGGAAAGCCCGCTAAAGAAAAAAATTAAGAAAAAGAAAAAAAAGAAAAAAGCAAAGGTTCTTAAGCTTAAGGGCGCGAAGAACAAGGCACCTCTAGGAATATCCAAGAAGTACGACGAAGCAGCTCAGGAAGAAATGGACAAGTGGCTGGCTACAGAAGCCGGATTTCTTGAAGGGCTTACTTCGGACGTTTACGGAAAACGGACTAGATTATATTACTATCAAATAGCATACCTTACCGATCCAAATTTCTTTATACACATAGATAAAAGTCGTCAGACTGGATTTTCATATATATATGCGGGTAAGTCTCTCGCAAGATCTCACCTCTCTGGACATCACACTTCTATATTTATTTCTATTAATCAAGAGGAAGCAAATGAAAAGATAATCTATGCTAAAGGGCTTTTTGAATCTTTGCCCCTTTCTCTTCAGAAACGCATGATTATTGATAATAAGCATTCCTTAGAATTTGAAGATCATGCCGGACGCAAGTTTTCTCGCACCAGAATCATTTCCCATGCCCAAAGAGAACCTCGTGGAAAGGGTGGAAATGTTGATGTCTATTTAGACGAAGCAGCTCATTATACTTGGGGGGAACAGATTTACGTTGCGGCTATCCCTATTATAACAAGGGGGGAAGGAAGTCTCACAATAGGCTCTACTCCTCTTGGTAAGAAGGGAATTCATTACGACATAACTGCTCAAGGAATGTTCCGTAAGATTTACAGTTATCATCAAATCTGGTGGTGGAATTGTAAGGAATTCGTAGCTAGAGGAAAATTTAAGGAAGCTCAGAAAAAAGCTCCCTTTATGAGTACTCAGGAACGTGTCATTACTTACGGAGCTGATAAACTGGTAGCTATATTCATTTCTATGGATATAGAACAGTTCCAGCAGGAATATGAGATTTTACATGCGGATGATTCTGTTTCTTTCTTTACCATCGACCTTATTAATCAATGTGTTTACAAAATTGTGATAGATGATATTTTTCTACAGGATGATGAAAACGCAGATAGTCCTTTGGATTATCCTATGGAAAAAAATTATCCTTCTATTAAATTTGAGCTTTATAAGGACATAGATAAGCTTTTAGCAGCAATTCAATCAGGAGATGTAAGTGGAAAGCTTATTGCAGGGTATGACGTTGGTAGAAAAAGACACTCTGCCGAATTCTGTATTTTAGAAGAAATGGGAAAAGAGCATGATTATTTACAGGTTTGCAGATTTTTTAAGACTTTTAGAAACACGAAATTTAGGGATCAAAAGGCTTATTTGCAATTTATCCTTGATAATGTTCCACGGATGAAAATGCAGATTGATAAGGGGGGGATGGGGAGTAATCTTTCTGAAGATCTTGAAGACTATTCTTGGCGCGTAGAAGGAATAGAGTTTAGTAACAGATGGAAAGAAGAAGTTTGTTCGGATTTTAGAATCCGCCTTGAAAATCAAACTATCGCTATACCCGATAGAAAAGATATTAAGAACCAAATACATTCAATTAAACGCAAAGTCTCTGAGCATGGGAAATTTATCTTTGATGCTGAAAAAAATAAACGTCACCATGGAGATATTTTTTGGAGCATCGCAATGGCTTCTTCTCTCGGAGAAAAGCCTGTTCACCATAGGGTTATCATTCCTACTAAAAATATGGCTGATCCTGTTGCGACCGCTAGAATTATCCCAATTTCTAATGCAAGGAATTTTCCCATCATCATTAAACCAAAAAGAGCCGGCTCTGTGGATGTATCCAATCTGATGAAGCCGAGATATGTTTCAGCTCTTCATAGGAGAATTGGAGAAAGATAATGGCAAAAAAGAAGAAAAAGAAGAACATCTCTTTTGACCAGGATGCAGGTCCTACTCATGAAGTAGAAACTCCTGTTGTTCTTGAGAAAAAAAAGAAGAAAAAGAAAAAAAAGAAGAAAAAAGGAGGCACTTGTGCCTCTGAGGAGAAATCCGGAATGACAACAATCCCGGCTTCGAGGAAGAAAAAGAAAGCCAAGAGAACTCTTGGGCTGGAAGACCCTATGGCGAGTGTTATTTCAACTTTTTTTGATGATCAGCTTAAAGCAGAGTTTTCAGTCTTTCTCCAGGAAAGAAAGGCAAAAGTTATTCCTATCTCTGGAAAAACAGAGGGAGAGAAAAAATATAAGCAAGAAGGGGTTGAGCCTATTTCTTTCAGGGAAAAGACTTCGTTTAAGAACCCCAATTTCCAGGCCGGTACAATAGGGGAAGAATACAATCCTGAAACAATTGATGTCAGCACCTTTGATGTGATGCGTAGAGATTTCCAGTTAGCTGCTGGACTTGCTGTAATCAAGATGCCTCTTATTGCTCTTCCTTGGAGTATTCATTCAGATGATCCTAATATAGCCAAGACCGTAGAATGGGCTATAAAGAAAATCTGGGGGAAGCTTATCAATTCTTCTCTTTTGGCTATTGATTATGGATTTTCTTGCCATGAGAAAGTGTGGACTCGGGAAAATGTTAAGATTTCCAGTATTGATAAATCAGGGGAAGAAACAGTCTATTATCAAGGAGATCTCGCTTTCTTCCTCAAAATTAAGCCTAATCATCCTGAATCTATAAAGATGAAATTTGATGATAAGCAGAATCTCGTTGAAGTCGTCCAAGAGGCCCAAATGGGAAAGGACGATGTCACTTTGCCTATCAGGAAAGTCTTTCTCTTTACGAACGATGCAGAATTTGGAAATCCTTTTGGCGTATCCAGGTTAAAAAACGCCTATACTATATGGTATTGGAAAGAATTGCTCTATCAGTTTATGATGCAATATTATGAACGCAGAGGAACTCCTCCTGTTATCACAACGGCTCCTCCGGGAAAAAGCCAAGATTCTTCTGGTGTAGAACTTCCGAACATGGAGTTGGCCTTGCGGGTAGCTTCCAGCCTCATATCAACAAGTGTGGCCGCAATCCCCTATCAGGCAGATAAACAAACCGGAAAAAACATGTGGAGCCTAGACGTTCTAAAGGATGACGCTCGTGGTCCTATGTTTGTGGAAGCAATGAAGCATTTGGATGCCAGATGTTTAAGAGCTTTATATGTTCCGGAAAACATATTTTCAGGAGAAGGTGGAGGAGGATACAGTAGTGCTTCTGTTCATGCCGATTTGTTTCTAATGACAGAAAAAGCTATTGTTACAGATTTTGAAGAAGCTGTAAATGAACAACTCATTGCTCCCTTTATTGCTGCCAATTTTCCGCCAGACCAACAACGAGCTGCTTATCTGAAAATGGATCCTCTGGATTGGAACAGAAAGATAGCCCTTAAGGAACTCTTCATTGAAATGTTGAGAAATGTAGACACAATGATTCAGAAGGGTATTGCTCCAGATGTTGTTCCTGACTTAGAGAAAATGGCGGCAATTTTGGAGCTTCCCATGCAAACATGGGAGGATCATACGGGAGGGGTTATTCCTATATCTCCAGAGGAAAAAGATAAAACCAAAGAAGGGGATAGAGTAAGCACACGAAGAAGCAGCAATGATCAGACTCAAGATCGAAGAAGGGTAAATCCTGGAGGAAAACGAGCAGATAGAGCAAGAAAATCAGGTGGAGCTAAAAGATAACTTTGGGGGGAAACAATGGAATTTGAAGGTGTAACTTTAGAAGGCATAAAGACTCCAACTCCGCCATTTGTATGTGCTGCGGGTAATTCAATATTTGCTAAAGATGCCTACTATGCTCAATTGGCCGGTTGGGGAAATAGAACGATCAGGCATAGACTATGGAATAGCAAACTTTCACAAAACGGTTCAAAAATGAGGTTTAGATTCCAGGCCCCTCCTGCTTCGGATAGTGGGTTCGATGAATGTTGGGTGGGTCACGCTTCTGGAAACTATGGATTCGATGGAAATCAAGTACAATTATTCTTTAGGGAAGGAGACGCTGGTCTATATTTGAAAGCTACCGAACAGGTATGGTCAGATGCAGTAGTGTTTGATTTAGATTCGTCAAAAGATTTGGTTATATCTAATTACATATCTGGAAGTCAACCAGGGAATATAATGTCTGGATTGACGGATTTCATGAATACTTATTACGCCAACGGAGTTAATCAAGCCAGCTATCAAAATCC